TGGTGTAGCCAGAGCCGTCAGCAGATGTGGTGGAGAACGGTGATTCATCAGTGCCTGTGAGACCGAATGTGATGTTCACTAACTCGTCAGGGGTGACCTCCATCGACATGGTGTTGACTACCACACCTGCGAACACTTGGAAGCTGTAGCCAGTCTCGAACTCGAAGCCGCGCTCAACTGAGAACGACCGCAGCTTCTTGCCGATGCTCAAGGTGTTGTCAGTCCAAGTTCCTTGCAGGGCAGCTTCCATCAGCTCGTCGTACGCATCTGGGCGTGCTACGGCCGTAAGCTCACCTTCGGTGGAGGTGTTTCCGCGACGTGAGTAGGCTGTCTGACGGTCAGACCGGATGGTGGAATCGGTGAGGTTCTCGGGTTGCGAGCCAAGCGTGAACTCCGAGCGAGGCAGCTCCTTGAAAGCTGCAGCGACTGGGGTGACGCCGAATGTGGTCTCTGCGACGTAGGCGAGGGTGGATGTGGATGTCTGGGCTTGTAGTGCCATGTCGTGTCTCCCTAGAGGATTAGTTCGAAGCTATTTATTGAGCCGGTAGGACCGACGACCACTCAACCACGACAGGCAGGCAGTAGAACGGTTCGAAGATGTAGCCCGCATCAATAGAAGGCGTTGAAAAGTGGACGTGCACGTCGCCTTCACCGAGGACGAAGCCACGCGGGAAGTGGGAGCAGACGATGTCAGCCATCAGGTCGGCTTGTCTGGTGCTCATGTCTATCGGATAGAACAGGTCGATCTGAACAATCGCGCGATGTAGGTCAGTGCCGTTGCGTCCCACTGAAGAGGAACGAGAACGAGCCGGTAGTAACGTCAGGCGCGAGAAAGGCTTTCCTGTCTGTCCGATGTTTGGTGTGTTTTCAAGCTGCAGCGGTGGCAGGCCAGGAATGGAGGCCACGTGAGCGTTGATGAGTGAACGGATGGTCGCGCGGCTCATTTCTTCAACCCTGCTTTCTGGGCCGCAACTTCTGCGATCTCGTCTTTCTCAAGAAGAGTGCGCCGCAACATGCCGCGAGGGGCCATGTGGGGAGTGCCGTACTCAACGTGGGACGCATAGTCCTTTGTGTTGTAGACCTCAATGTCGTCTTGCTTCTCTACGAAGCCCCAGCCGCCTTGGAGCGCGCCGGTTTTGACAGGGGTCTTCTCAGCGACACGCTGGGTGAACTCCGAGCCGAACTCACGCTTGAACTTGCGAAGGCGGGTGTTGAGGTCTAGAAAGACCTTGTCGATCTCGGCCATCAGATGACCTCCACTTTGTAGGCGAGAGTGACGTCCGTGGGCCTGATCGTTTCAACGCTCGTGATGGTGTAGGTGACCCTGTCTGCAACGAGACGATCGTTAGGTTGGACATCCCTAAAGACCGGCGACAGCAGGACGCTTCGGGCGCGCTGGGAAGTGCTTGCAAGGAGCGCCGAACGGGTCTGTGCTTCGTCTTCCGCTTTGTCCGCAATGAAGATGCCTCTTCCTACGCCGATCTTTGCGAACCCAGTCGAGGTGATGCGTTGGATCTCTACGGGGATGCCGAGCTGGGCGAGGCGCTGCTCTACGCTGCTTCGGGCGCGTACGAAGATCGAATTCGCCATTAATAGGCCACCACGTCTATGAACGTGATGCCTCCAGACGACTCGCTTCTGAGAAGCGGGGCGAGGATGAGCGACACCTTGAATAGTCGCGGGTCCTCAGTTGTGGTGCCGGCGTATTTCGTTGATTCCTTGATGGCACCTGGGATCTCGAAGGCGTACTCACTAACTGCCTGCTTTGGCGGCTCGTACAGGTCAATGACATCGTCAGCAATGATCAGTGCAAGCTCAACAGTCGCTTGTGCCACTGCAGTAGGTATCGTCGTTCCCCCGTTGATCGGGAAGAAGAGAGGTTGAAGTGGATCGGTGGGCTGCCCAGAGAACCGAGCTCGATAGAGGCGATCCAGGGCTAGAGTGGCTTGGCGAAGATCACGCTCTGAGACGACAGCTTCCTCAGGGCCGAAGGCCTCAAGGTAGGCTGCCGCGTCGTTAGCGGTGATGTAGGTGTCGACTGCGAGTGTTAGTGCCATGAAGTGTCCCGTTTGGTGTAGACGTATTTACTTCCGGGAGTCATATCGTTGGTCAAAGAAGAGGGCTCCTAAGGAGCCCTCTTAAGCAAGACCAAACCGGAGTGACCAAACTTGCCGTTTGGTCTCAGCTACGGGTCTACCGGTTAGGCGATGTTCATGACGAAGAACGGGATGTTCTTCGGTGCAGCGACCACTTCCCAGTTCGCAGCGTCGTTCATCTGAGCAGCGGTAACGTAGAAGCCGTTAGCGGTCATCGGAGCAGAAGCCTTGAGGCTGATGCCATCGATGTGCATTGCGTGGACAGCGCGCTGGACGATCGTGTCCATGCCGCCGCCCATGTCGGCCAGTGCGTCGCGCTGAACTTCTACTTCCTTGATGTATGGCGAGGAGCCATAAGCAAAGCCGAATGCGCCACGCTTGAAGACTAGGACAGTTCCCTGTGGAATGTCGTCGTTCTCGACGATTGTGTTTCCGGCCCATGTTTCGAAGGCTGGGTTGACAGTGTTCGGTGTAACGATGCCACCAGCAGTGCCTTGGGCTTGGCGAATGGCGATGAAGTCCATTGAGTTGCCCATGATGACGTTGCCGCTGGCTGATCCGCTGTCGCCCCATTGCGTCTTAACGGCTGTGACGTAGTCTTCGAAGTTGAAGCCAGTGCCGACATCGACAGTTAGCCCCGCTTGGGTGCCCGCAGTGACGCCGTCAGTGTCGAAACCTGCAACCGCAAGGGCAAAGGAAACAGCCTCCTTGTACAGGCGACGGGCCATTGCATCAGCCAAAAGTGACTTCGCAACAGTTGTCAGGTCCTCGCCAACGAGATGCGATTCGAGATCGGTGACGTCAACAGGCTTGAGCGTGATAAGACGACGAGCGCCAGATTGAGCGGCAGCAGTCAAACGCTGACGGGCAGTCTGTGGGTTTGCGTTGTCTGTGGTTGGCATGTATGCCGTGTCATCCAGCGGCTTCCAGTAGCGAACGCCAAACTGTGGGGCGCCTGCACGAAGCGAAGCGGCCAGGTCAGGGCGGAGGATGCCAAGACCTGATGCGAAGAGCTTGGAGGTGGCGAGCACTTCTGATTTCACGAGCGAAGTGAAGCCTGGGTTTTCTAGAGCGGCTTTGATGCCGTCGATGTTCGTAGCCATGAGTAGGACTCCTGTGGAGGCTCACAAAGTGAGCCCCGAGATTGAATGGAAATGGGTTCGCTTTCCCCATCACCTACTCGGGTCCAAGACCAACTGTGTAGGGCGGCTCCTAGAGCGTGGGTTGAGGAGACCTGATCTCACTCAAACCACAGGTTTGCTCGGTTATTTATTGAGCGGCCCACGTAATGCGATGTTTCGCCCATCCTGCTGCCAACGCGAGACGTGTAGCTTCGTCTGGGCGTTCACCGATGAGCTTGATCTGTTGGTTGACGTCCTGTGTGGCGTCAGCAAACGGGTTCGCGCTTGCCTTTGCACTTGAAGTTCGAACGCCTGCACCGACCACATCATTTGCTTCGAAAGCGGGGCCGAAGGCAGCGTCGGCTTTGAGCGCCTTGACTAGCTCTTCCACAGACTGCAGGGGTGTTCCATCCAGACCTTTGACTTGCACTTGGATCTCGCCGTCCTTGTCCATGACGCCGGTGACAGATGCGGCAAGGTGAGGACCGAGGAGCTTCAGGCTTCCCTTTTCAGCACTGACGGCATCAGCGATCAGCTTGTCCACATGAGCGCGAACAAAACGTTGGGACAGTGCTTCATTTGCTTTCTGGACATCTGCAAGCTTCTTCTCGTAGCTGGACTTGAGCGCATCGACATGCCCAGCCTTGATTGCTTCAGCTTCTCGATGCGATTCGATCTCTTGCGTCTTGGCTTCTAGTTCAGCGAGTCGCTGCAGAGCTGCCTCGACGCCACCAAATTGCTTGAACGAGTTCTTGTACTTTGTGTTCTCACCGATCAGGGCAGCGTTCTTCGACTTCAGTCCGGTCAGTTCGTCAGACACGGGCATGTTTTTGTCACCGTGTACTGTTGCTTCATCGGTGGTGTCTGTGTGTAGTTGGTCTGTGTTCATGAGAGTGGTCACTCCTTGGTTGGTTGTCGTAGGTCGGAAACGGTTGATTGCGGCACCGTTTCACTTGTGGTGCTGGAAGCGCTAGCTTCAGCGGTCTCAACAGGAGCAGCAAAAGATGCATCGAGCGAGACTTTCACGTTGGTGGCTGGCTCGTTCTCATAGAGCGAAAGCAGCCAAAGAGCACGAGTCAGCGATTGTGAGAACGCAAGTGCGATGGACTTCAGCTGTGCCGACGCTTGAGCAGCGTTGATTGCTGCTTCGGTTGCTGTCCTCCCACCTGGCTGATTGGTAAGGTATGGAGTAAGTCCCATCAGGGACATTTGCTCCTCCAGCACCTTCATGTGTGCCGATGCTTGTGCCAATGCAGAACCGGTCGCTTCTACCCATGCGATCTTGGTCTCGCCGTCAGTGACGGCCGCCTTGTAAGGGGTGAGCTTGAACTTGGCTTGCTCCACCTCACCTGTTGTGTCGTTCTTTCTCGTCGTGTTTAGGGATGGGCCGGCAGCATGGATGAACGGGAGGCAGGCAATCTCCAAGCCGGCTGCATGCGTCGTTGCGAGGCGAAAGTGTTCTAGGTTGGCGTGAGCCAGGACGTGCAAAGCGGGCTTACCTGTGCAGAATCCAGTGCGCCACGCATAAGGAGTCACCACCGGAATCACCGGTAGGCTGAGTACTCGTTCTTCTTCAGTCCAAACGCCTGCGTCCGGGTCTTGTGTGTAGCGCGTCAACGTGACAGGGCTGGTGCGGAGAGGCTGGCTGTAGGCGATAACGACCTTGAGAGTGCGCTCACTCATGAAGTCTTCGGATGGGACGACCTCGTTTGTCAGGAACCTGAAATGGGTCATACGCTCAGAGCCGTCCTCGTAGGCTGCGTAAGCCGCGAGGACTTGATTCGCATCGATGTGCGTAAGGTATGGCCGAGCATTTGCTGCTCTCTTGTCAGCCAGTGTTCGGATCGGTTTGCTTAGGCTTGGGTAGTCAGCCAGGATGAAGCCAACACCGTGATGAACTGTGTTCCAAAACGACTCTTGAGCGAACATGGTGAAGGTCGAACCGGCACCGTCGATGTCGCTTAGAAGGGGTTCAAGCGTTGGCGGGAAGTTCTTGATCTCTGGCGACTTCGAGAACGCAGCGCCCTGTGCTGCGTCGAGTGCCTTTTCATAGAAGTTCACGAAAGCGGCTTTGCTGACCTTCGACTTCCAGTTCTCGTCCACTTCGTCAGGGGCTTTGGGGATGTAGGTCTGAGCGTTCCGTCGAATGGCCTCAACACCCTCGACCAGATCGTCAACGAGCTTCAGGGACTCGTGCATCTTCGCCATGGCCTCCGTTGGGGCATCAGGCTGGAATGAGGGTTTGGTGGAATCGTTCATAGTGGGCGCTCGGAGAACATTGGTAGCTCTTATTTATTGCCTCCAGGCTTGAGCCGCTGCGAATGCGCTCTTGACCACGAGCGGGAACTTGACGTTGATGAAATAGCCGTACGCGTCGCACGGGTCATCGAAGCCGGTGTCCTTCTCAGGCGCACCGTTCTTGTCGTACACCTGACGAGTAAGACACTTGGTGAGGATCGGGCAGGTTGCTGGATTGACGTGCAGACGACGCCAACCGTTCGTGTCCAGGACCGCTTCGTTCAACGAGTTCACTCGATCGCGGACCTGTGGGTTGCCTTGTGGAGATTGGTCTTGGAAGCCTGCGTCACGCAGTTGAACGCGATCCGACTCCGCTGCTGATGTGCGTTCCTGCTTGCCCGTAGCATCTGGGTAGACGAAGATGATCGGAAAGCGAGAGCCCCAACGTTCCTTCATCTGCACGATCGCTTCGCTGGTCTTGGATTCGCCATAGCATTCATCGATGGTGTGGACCTCTCCGTTCTCAAGGATCACCGAAGCACACGCGTAGATGCCGTACGGGTGTGTCTTGGTGTTGTACGTGTTGAAGTCCATGCCGATGTGCAGCACCTTGACGTGCGCCGGAACGGTGTCGATCGTGAACGGTGAGTGGTTAGCTCCGGGTTCGATCGAGAAGTGTGGATAGACCGTTACGCCTTCCATGTTCACGAAGTGACCATAGATGTACGCATTGAGCAGGTGAGGGTTGCGTGTCCGAATCTGCGACCAGACGTAGGAGTCATCCAGGTGAGGGTTGTCGAACGTCACGCCTCGAATCAGCTCGCGGTCTGTGATGTCTGGGTGCTCTTCAGGCTGGCGCTCGAAGAAGTCCCAAAGGAATCCCAGACCCTCAGGGGTGGATGCACAAGCAGACTGCAGGAGTGGAGCCTTAACCCGGACCCGGTCGTTTGCATACGCCCAAACGTCTGCTGGAGCCTGCATGGTGTCGATTTCGTCGATGCAGACCCACGCAAGGTTGCCGCCAGCCCATCGTGTGTAGGCGTTGTTTTCGGTGATCCAGAGGTAGATGATCGAGGTGATGTTGTTGCCCCAATCAATGTGGAGTTCATCGTGTCCTACCTTCCGGTAAGTGACCCTTAGCTGCTTAAAGACGACATCGACCTCAAGCAACAAGCGACGAAGCTGTGCGGACGATCGAGTGATGAGCGCACCCGAAAAGCCCTTGTTGATGAGCGACAGCATGTAGGTCTTGACTGCGATCGCATAGGACTTGCCACAGCCGAAGCCGCCGACGAGCGCAGCGAAGCGCTTGGTCGAAAGGGCGAACTGTCTTTGGTGCTTGAGGAGTTCGACCTCAAAAGCGTTCTGGGTTGTTGGGGCGGAGCCGAAGCGAATTGGAGCTTGTGAACTCAACCCTGGTGAGCTTTCCAGGGTCTGGTCGCTCATTTGATCTTCTTTACTTTGCCTGCAGCCATTGCAGACTGAATCGCTGCTTCGAACTCTGCGCGCTTCTCAGGTGCAAGGCCAGTCGACTCAGTGAAGACGATCGTTGGTGACTTGCTGTTCTCATCGACTGATGGAGTGTCTTCATGGGCAGGGTTCTGCACCTGGCCAGCGAACTGTCGACCAAGGAAGTACTTCCCGTCAGCTTGGTCGTCACGTGTGAGGAACACGGACATCTGGTTGCGTTGAACTTTAGCTTTCAGCGCTGCGCATGAAAGCGCGTGTGTTTGCAGATAGGGCTCGAACTCTTGCTTAGTGACACCGAAGAAGGCCCACACATCACGTGCTTTGACGAGGCCGTCGAAGATGACCATTCCGCAGACCATGTCCTCACGCTCTTCAACGGTTGCGTTTGCCCAAAGGCTGCGTTGCGTTCTGTGAGCGTCGGACGGTCGAAGCGTGTGCCCTTCGTCGCATGCGTCAAGTTTCCGTGCTACGGATACCTTTTCAAGGGCCGCCTGCACCTCAGGAACGAGTACAGCGCGTTTAGGGTTGAGCTTCTGTGCCAGTTCTAGGCGGTCTTCTTGTGCGCGTTGCTTGTCGCGCTGCTTAGCGGTCCCGATAGGTTCGCTGAGTTCTTTCTGCTGATCTTCAAGGGATGTCTTTTGGACGGCCATAGGGATAGGTCTCCGTATTCATGGAGACCTATTTATTAGTGCCCGTCACTAAGCCTAGGACATGCTGACCACTTCAGGTCTGATGAGCGTCATGCGCCTCTGCTCTGTTGTTTGGCGGCCCGCTTCCTGGCGGCTGCAGCGGACTGGGCTTGGGCGAACTCGGTACGGTGCTCAAGGGTCTGCGGCTTCCGCTTGATGCCCTTCTTGCCGCGAAGTGCGTCACCGATAGCTTTGTTGTGCTCGGGTGTGTGCGGGAAGCCCTTCAACGCTTTCGAAAGGGCGCGTAAACGGCCAGAGGGTTGAGGGTCTGCAACGATCTGGCACGGCTCAGGCTCCAGCAGGCCGCAGCCATTGAAGAAGCTGCAACCGTCTGAGTCGTCGTAGAGGATCAGCGCACGTCCTGAAGTGCGTACTGCAACAGTGGGCGAGTTCTTCATGCTCGCGCTCGAGGCCACCAATGCACTTATGGTGAACGAGGTCGAGTCCGATTGGACGGGGTGCGGACGCAATAGGCAATTTTCACGAGACCGCGAGGGCTGCTGATGCTATTATATTTTATCAAAATATCACTTGGTGAAACGTTACATGCCGCGTGACATAATATAATGTTAACCTAAAACTCTAGCATTTGAACAATGGAACCCGTAAGCGTAGTTGAGCCGAGCGATTCGGCAGAGTTGGTCGAAAGTAACCGGGAGCGGATTGAGGCGAACCGGACCCGCTTTGAGAGCGCAGTTAGGGCGCTGGGTAAGCCGTTTGCAAAAGGTGATCGTTTTGCAATTTACAACGGAGATTGCTGCGAACTTATTCAAGGTTTGCCGACTGAGTCGATCGACCTGACGTTTACTAGTCCGCCATATAACATTGGCAAAGAGTACGAGAAAGTCATACCTCTCGAAGAATACGTTGAGTGGTGCCGACGGTGGATCAGTCAGTTAGAGCGGCCTACACATCGGGAGGGGGCATTCATGCTCAACGTGGGGTATGTTGGCAAGCCGGGTCGCGCTAAGGCGCTGCCGTTGCCGTACTTGCTTTGGGACAAGACCCCTTTCTTCATGCAGCAAGAAATTGTGTGGAATTATGGTGCTGGCGTAGCGAGTCGGTTCACTCTGTCGCCTCGGAATGAAAAGTTGTTGTGGTACGTAAAAGACCCGGACAACTATACATTCAACCTCGATGATATTCGCGATCCGGACGTCGCCTACCCGAATCAGAAGAAGAATGGCAAGCTGCGATGCAACACTATCGGAAAGAATCCCTCCGATGTCTGGCAAATCGCGAAAGTTACTTCTGGCCAGGGACGTTCATCTAAAGAGCGCACCGCGCATCCCGCACAGTTTCCTCGTGATTTATGCGAGCGGGTTATCAAAGGGTTTGCCCCTTATCAAGGAGTAGTGCTCGACCCGTTCTCTGGTTCTGGCTCCGCCGCGGATACAGCGATCCGCGCGGATCGCTTCTGCATAGGTTTCGAACTCCGAAAGGACTACTGCGAGATTGCTCACGAGCGACTCAAGCAGGCGGTGTCTGAGACGGCTTCGCTGCTCTAGAGTAGATCGGCGTACTGCTTGTGGGCGGCGTGCCAGAGTTTTACAAAGCGGCTCGGCACCTTGTCCAAGTCGCACTTAATGAGGTCGCCAATCGTGTCGATTCCGGACTCCATCAGTTCTGTCGCAGCTTTAGGGCCGACGCCCTCTAGAAGTTGTATCGGTCCGCTCAGCATGTAAGGTGCACGGATCGTGACCAACTTGTTTGCATAAACAGCTTCCGCAAGCCCTGCCATCTGGCCCGTGGCCGACTTTTGCGCTTGCCAATCATCGGCGTCGATCCAGCCGAAACGCAGGAGGGTGAGGTTGTGCTTATAGAAGTTTATCGTGATGTAGTACCCGGACTTGTCCTTTTTTGCGGCTTCTTGGTTCTCGACCTTCTGTCCGTAACTGCGATTGCCGAATACTTTGTAGCCCATTTGACCTGAGGACTTCATCTCGACTGACTTTGAATCGTCAGTGATGAAGTGCAAATCTTTCTGTGAACCTTTGCCGCCGATCCACGCATCCGGGAGGCGGTT